TCTATAGCAGCTACAAAAGTTCTTCCAAGATCCTGTGCGTGTTCTTCAAGACAGGAAAACTGAACTTCGTCGTGGACATTGGCGTGCATTTCGTAAGGATGTTTAGCCATCAAAGCAAACTCAATAAGACTCTGCTTCATCACTATAGCACCACAACTTTGTAAGAGAAAGTTAAGTAACGAATGTTTTGATCTTACGTTTATCTTTCTTCCATCTATCCCAGTTAGGTGTCCGTTCTTTTCTGCTGATCTTTCAACGTCAGTTAAAAGTTTTTTAAAAGCGGGCATCTTGGTCATAAAAGATTTCCTAAGTCTTGCTCCTTCTTTCATGCCCTTACCAACTGACTCTCCTAACCTAGAATTAGAAGCTCCATATATAAGTGAGTAGATGAAGGTTTTTGCTGAGTCCCTGGTTGGTAGACCTGCGGCATTCTGGTTGACTGTGTGAATGTCTCCTTCAAGAATCTCCCTAACATATTTACCAGAGTCATAAGCAAAAAGGTAATGTGCAAGACATCTAAGTTCCAGTTGCGACGCATCAGAACCTACAAGAACCTTTCCTTCTGGAGCAATGAACAACTCACGACATTCCTTTCCATACTCTGATCTTGTTGCAGGAATTTGTCCAAGGTTTGGAGAGTTGTGGCTGCACCTTCCAGAGATAGTTCCTGCTGTGTTAACGCTACCATGAATCCTTCCTTCGTCAGTCACAACACTAAGCCAAGCGTGCTTACCTTCTGCTAACATTCCAAGTCTCTTCTGCACTAAAAGATACTCAAGAAGTTTAAGAGATTCCTTTGTGCCAATGTTTCTTAAAACTGTTTCATTTATTTCTGGTCGCTTACCTTCATAAGCTGCAGGTTCCCATCCTGCCTCCATAAGTCTTTCAGCTATTTGATCTCTGCTTCCAGGGTTAAAAGGAATGGTCTTAGTTTTGTTTCCCATCTTCTCTGCAAGATCACTAATGTTTTGTTTTAGTCCTGCCTTCTTTAGCTGACCCTTCAGTGCAACCTTAGTTTTACCTGTGTACTCGATGCCGTCTACCTCAACCTTCCAACCAGTAACACTCTTCATTTGTTCTACCTTCGGAGGAAAAACTTCTTGCATCTCTTGCTCTATCTGAACTCTGCGCATCATAAGTTTCTTTGCTAAATCCTTTGCTTTATCTACAGCGAAAGGGAAGCCATTCATTTCCTGCACTCGAATAAGCTTTGCAAACTCATGCTCCAGAACAAGAGACTTAGGA